GATGGCTTCATGCAGCCTTGCACGTCTGGTTTGCTTAGCCGGAAGTTGGGGTCGACGGGCGCGGGGGTCACATCCAGCCCTTCCCCCCAGCCACTGAGCGGCGGGACGGTTGTGGCAGCTACTCCGGTAACACTCGGGGGTGGCGCCGCCGTGACGTCTGGTACTGCAGTGGCAGTAGGCGTGGTGGAGGGACAGGAGCACGTTAACTCTAAGGTCCACACCACTGGTCCTCCCACTGGTAGGACCGTTGTGGCGGACGCGTCGCACGGGCCTGGAGCTCCCTCCCAAGCTCCACTCACGACCATTCCTCGGGGCGGTAGTAGTCGGGAAGACTCTATCGCGCCCGAGGCAGTATGAGTGTCAACCGCGGGCGCATTGCTGATTTGGCCGTCTTGGGGCAATGCTTAGAACCGCTTGCAGTGAAGATGGCTGGGCGTTTTGAAGGGCTCGGAGTGCGCGAGCAGTGGCTGCAGGTCGAGAGGATGGTGCTTGTTGGTGACTGTGCGAAGAACACAAGAGTCCCCGAGCATAGAATCTGGCAAGCTGTTGCTGCAAGCTTATTGCTATGTGACTACCCGATTCAAGTGGCTTTAACTCAGAGCCAAATTAATTCTATGATTGACATGGCAATGTTTGATAGCGTTGAGTTTGAGGCCAAGCGGCGTGATGGCATGAATAGGAGTGCGGGCATTCCAGTTGCCCAGGATGTGAGTTTTTTAGACGGTGAGGAACATTTCAAGATCTACCCACCTAAGGACCACCCAGGGGCGGTCAGCAGGGTCAACGTGTTCTTCAGTGAAGTTGCACGAGACTTTAAAACGACGCGCCCTGACCTGGCCACGCGTTTTTGGCGGCTGTCGGGCCTGACTCGTGGATTCACCAACGATCAGGCGTCGGCGGTGCTATTGCAGAGTGTTGGCCTAGCAGCCGTGTATAGCGATCCTGTGTTGCTGGCAATACAGATGGTGCGTTACCCCGAGCGTTGCAAGTCTTTGACCAATGCTTTGAAAGCACTGGGCGCCAACGCAACGAGATTGGGCGCCATGGTGTGCGAGGGCGGGTGCCTTTTAGGCCGCGCTGCCGGAGCAGTTGACCTGGCGGAAAACGCAAAATACAGGGTGGACCCTGTTCTAGTTGAGGCCAGTGTGGTCGACGTGCCGGCTGGACCGTTGCGTGCTGCGATACGGGCAATCCTGGAGGAAGAGTGCCCCCTGGACATTGAGTTTGACGACGTGGACAGTTTTTGGACTGCTAGGTGGAAGTGGTGCGTGAACGGCTCCCACAGCCGCAATGTCGAGCGTGAAGAACCGTGGTCGGCTATTGACCACACTATGTTCCAGCGGATGCACCGGCGGGCCTACGTTGAAGAGCTTTCCACTAATGCCATCAAGAAGTGGTCAGGTGTTAGCTATTACAGTGGTAGTCTCAAGCTGGAGCATGGGAAAACGCGCACCCTGTTCGCGGGAGACACAGTAACCTACTGCAGTTTCAGCCACTTGTTAGGACCTGTTGAGCGGGCGTGGCGAGGGGTGAGAGTCGAACTCAATCCGGGTAAGGGTGGAAGTAGTGCTATGGTGCGGCGCATCAGGCGGCTACAGGCACAGGGGAGCGTGAACGTCGTCTGGACTATGACGATTTCAACTCACAGCACACGCTTGCTAGTCAGGCTATGGTCATCGAGGAGCTGGTGCGTCATTGCGGGTATGACGCCACTCTGGGAGCGAAATTGGCGGCTAGCCTGCTGGG